TATTCTCAATGGTTATTAAAATGTACTGGAGGGAGGTATCGTTATGCTTCGTAAATTAAAACTTTATGGAGAGTTAGCAGAATTTATCGGACATAAAGAATTTGAAGTTAAGGTAAATTCAATATCACAGGCAGTGAGTTTTCTTGTCTGTAACTTTCCAAAGTCAGAAGCGTATATAGCAGAAAGGTCTTATAAGGTTTTGGTTGGTGATTATGAAGTGGGAGAAGATGAACTTGCACATCCCATAGGACAATCTGATCTGCATTTTGTTCCTGTCATTGCTGGTGCTGGTGGAACGACAAAAAAGATATTAGGAGGTGCTGCCTTAATTGGTTTAGGTGTCTTATCTGGAGGTGCCACATTTGCTGCTTCTGGTTTTACTGGTGTTGGTTTTCTAGGTACTGCAACAGCAGTAGCAGGTAATATAGGTATAGGTCTTGTCTTATCAGGAGTTTCTGATTTATTGACTCCAACACCAAAGACACCTGATTTCTCTTCAGAGCAAGATCCAAGATTATCGTTTCAATTCAGTGGCATACAGAATACCTCAAGAGCAGGTACACCAGTTCCTATAGTTTATGGTGAAATATTTACAGGAAGTGTTGTAATAAGTGCAGGTGTTGATACTGAACAGGTGAGAGCATGACAAACAATCCAAAAATCATTAGAGGTGCTGGTGGTGGTGGAAGTAGAGTAAGAGCAGCCGCCACTGTTCTTCCAACTCGTACTCCCGATACTCTTCATAGTCGTCAGTTCGCTACTTTACTTGACCTAATATCAGAAGGAGAGATAGAAGGCTTTGCTACTGCCTCTAAAGCTGGATTAACAAAAGGCACAACTGCATATAACAACGCTGCTCTGAAAGACATATTTTTGAACAATACAGCTATCTTGCAATCCAGTGCCAGTAATACAAGTCCTGTTAGCACTGATTTTAATTTTCAAGATGTAAGTTTTACTCCCAGATTTGGAACGTCAAATCAAGAACATATAAGTGGTATAGAAAGCAGTCAGTCAATAAATCCTGTAGGTGTAACAGTTACAAATTCTACTCCTGTAACCAGAACAATAACTAACTCTGATATTGATGCGGTAAAGGTAACAGTAACTTTTCCACAAATTCAACGTGCTACTGATAAAGGTGATATTTTAGGTAGTTCTGTTAATCTTCAAGTTCAAATTCAATATAATGGTGGTGGATTCACAACTTTAATAGATGATACTGTTACAGGTCGTACTGCTGATGCTTACCAGAAAGAATATCGTGTAAATCTTACTGGTTCTTTTCCTGTTGATGTAAAAGTTGTTAGAGTTACTGCTGATTCAACAGAAACAAGTTTATTAAACGCTTTTGAATTTACAAGTTTTACTGAAATTATTGATGATAAACAGACTTATCTGAACAGTGCATATACGTCATTAAGGCTTGATTCTCAGCAATTTAGCTCAATTCCATCAAGAAAATATCGTATCAGAGGAATAAAAGTAAGGATTCCAGGTGCAGGTGCTAGTAGTTCTGGTACTCCAACTGTAGATAGCACAACTGGTCGTATTGTTTATCCCGATGGTTATATTTTCAATGGTGTTATGGGTGCAGCTACATGGTGTTCATGTCCTGCAATGATACTTCTTGATCTTCTAACAGATACTAGATATGGGTTTGGAGATCATATAACAGATAGTTCTCTTGATTTATTCTCTTTTGTTACTGCAAGTAAGTTTGCCAATACTTTGGTTGATGACGGATTTGGAGGGCAGGAGGCCAGATTCAGTTGTAATGTAAATATTCAAAACAGCAACGAAGCTTTTGACCTAATAAATGAACTTGCAGGAGTTATGCGTTGTGTTCCTATATGGTCCGCTGGATCAATAGAACTTGCACAGGATAGTCCAAAGGATAGTTCTTATCTATTCAGTCTTGCCAATGTTACTGAAGCTGGATTTAATTATTCTGGTAGTAGTCTCAAAGCAAGACATAGTGTTGTTTCTGTGTCCTACTTCAACATGGATTCACAGGAGGTTGATTTTGAAGTTGTAGAAGATAGCACTTTAATTAGTAAGATCGGAACTGTTGTTAAACAGGTGAAAGCATTTGCGTGTACTTCAAGAGGACAGGCTGCCAGATTGGGTCGTGCAATACTTTTCAGCGAGAACAATGAGTCTGAGACAGTTACATTTACAACTTCCATTGATAGTGGTGCTGTATGCAGACCAGGAAGTGTTATTGAAATAAACGATCCAGTTAGAGCAGGGGTAAGGAGATCAGGAAGATTAAAAGCTGTTGCATCTACAACTGTGATGACGGTTGATGATACATCTGCTACTGATTTACCTACAACAGACCAACCTAAAATGTCTGTCATACTGCCTGATGGGACGATTGAGACTAAGGATATAAGTGGTATATCGAATGGTGTTGTGACAGTATCGAGTGCTTTTTCTCAGACACCAAATGTTAATACTGTCTGGATGATTTCAAATGCTAATGTCTCATCACAATTATTCAGAGTAATAAATGTGGAAGAGCAAGATGGAATCAACTATGTAGTGACTGCTTTATCTTACAAAGCTGGTAAATATAGTTTTATTGAAGATGGATCTACATTACCAACTAGAACTGTTTCACTGTTAACAGAATTAAAAAATCCTCCATCTGGTTTACAGGCAGAAGAAAAAATTGTTGCTATTAATAATAATGCTATTTCCAAGTTAATTGTAAGTTGGCAACCAGTGACAGGTGTTACTCAATATCAGGTCAACTATAGATTTAATAATGGTAATTATGTTTCAACTACCGTTTCATCTCCTGATTTTGAAATATTCAATACGTCCGTTGGAACGTATGAAATACAAGTTTTCAGTTATAACGCTTTATTGGAAATAAGTGCAACTTCCAGTGATATTACTTTTGAGGCTGTTGGTAAAACAGATCCTCCTGCCGATATCACAGGACTGACTTTTGAACCTATCACAGATAAATTGATGAGACTCAGATGGAATCTTCCTACAGATGTTGATGTGATTCATGGTGGTCGTATCTATGTAAGACATACACCAGACAGTACAGGAAATGGTACTTTTTCAAATGCTACAGACTTGATTCAAGCTTTGGCAGGAAATACAACTTCTGCTGAAATCCCAATCTTAGAGGGTGAGGTAATACTTAAAACACAGGATGATGGAGGACGTTTCAGTGTCGGAGAGACAAGTGTAATTATTGATCTTCCAGAAGCACAACCTTCATTAGTTACGCAGACAAGAAGAGAAGATCAGGATAGTCCTAAATTTCAAGGAACGAAATCAAATGTAAATTTTGATTCTGGTAGTAATTCCATAAATCTTAGTGGTACAGGTCAGATTGATGATGTAACTGATTTTGATGCAGAGGCAAGTCTTGATGATTTAGGTGGTGTTAGCTCTTCTGGTACTTATGATTTTGGTGGAACGGCTGGTGGCACTACTTTAGATTTGGGAGGTGTTTTTGCTCTTGATCTTAAGAAACACGTTAAATCACAGGCTGTCTATCCAAATGATCTGATAGATAATAGAGGTCTTATTGATGATATTCAAGATTTTGATGGTACTTCTTCTGTTGATGTAAATGCTGAAATGCTTGTCAGAGTGACAACAGATGATCCCAGTTCTGGATCACCGACTTATACAGATTTTCAGAAATTTGCAAATGGAACTTATAGAGGAAGAGGGTTTCAGTTTAGAGCAAATCTAACTTCTGGAGATCCAGCACAGGATATACAAGTGACTGAATTAGGTTATACTGCCAGCTTGCAGAGAAGAACAGAACAAAACGCAACAGCTATTGCATCTGGAGCAGGTGCTAAGAATGTTACCTTTGACCATCCTTTCTTCGTTGGAACTAGCAGTTTGCTAGGTGCAGATTCACATTTGCCGTCAATTGGAATAACAGCAACTGATCTTGCAAGCGGTGATTTTTTCACTCTTACAAATGTAAGTGCAACAGGCTTTACTGTGCATTTTAAAAATAGTTCTGGTGCTTCTATAAATCGAAACTTTAACTTTACTGCTGTTGGGTTTGGTAAAGGTGGTTAAAACAGATATACTAAGAAAAATTACTGTTTTTTAAATGGCAAGAGTTGATAATACTGGAGGATCAGGTTTTACCGTTGATAATGGTACAGGTCTTGT